CTATCTTTTATTTATTTCTTGTTGACATTCCTTTTCAAAGCAGGAAAAAGCAAAATTAGCAGCAGGTGACATGCATTTTTCCCATCCTGCCAAATAGCGAAGAACTTCTGAATGTGACAAATCGTGTATCTTTATCAAATTGTCAATTACCTTATCACCATGAGTGGCTAGTTTCCTAATCTCCTGCAAGGTACAACCCTTTTTAAAACTATCTGCATATTGTATTAGACCATTTTTTATTGGGTCATATTGTCCTTTCATTTCAGGATGTGTAGAAATATAATCGCCCATTTCTGTCGTCCAAAGGCTCTTATTTCTCTGGCCAATCTCAAATCCTATAACATGTTTTAAACACTCATTGATTGTTATACACAATTGTCCTTTAGCGTAGTCTTCTTCACTGGACAAACTTGCATTTAAAAATATCTGTAACTCTATCAATGACTTGGAATAGTTCCACAAAAGGTAATAAGTCAAATTCGCTAAATTCGTCAATTTATGATTTCCCTTTGCATAAGCTTTATACAAAACAAGTACGCTATTGTGCATGTTCTGAAGCCCACATAGGGTCTCTGCGATGCCTTTTGCCTCCATATTGCTCACTCTCACATCCATAGCTTACATATTTTTAGATGCCACCAACAACTCCCTCACATCAACATCTAGATGCTTGGCGATATCATATAATTGCTCTACCGATGGCTGAACCTTGTTAGTCATCCATCGTGATACAGTTCCCAGGTTGCGGCCCATTTGTTCAGAGAGCCAAGTGCCAGTCTTGTTCTTCTCTGCCAAAACAGACTTAATGCGATTATAATGCGTATACTCTTTCATTTTAGTAGAAATCTATCAATTATAGGCATTTCGTGTGCAAATATAATAAAAATATTACAAGAAAACAAATAATATCAAAGAAAACTGCATAAAGAATGTAAGAAGGACGAGAAAAGTAATCTCGTCCTTCTAAAAATAGCTATTACATACCGAGTCCTCGTTTCTTGGTACCATCCCAGTTGGTCAACTCATCAGCATTACCGTTACTGCCACCAACCGACTGACCGCCCATCGAGACGTTCATCTCTGAAGCCAGTTGACCAATACGGAGTACGGCAATGTCCCACATATACTGTGATATAGAACCGACAGTTTCCTCAGCCATCTTTACAATACCATTTGCGGCAGTCTGACGCTCAGCCTCACTACTCGGGTTGAGACCTTTGAGTTGGCATTGAGCTATAATGCCTTGTCCGATGATTCGTTCATCATCTCGACTGAAGATTGATGCAGTGCTGTGAGCCCAAGCATTGAATGTGTCTATAGCCTTGTCAACTATCTTTGTAAGAAGTAACCATTGGGTAAATGCATCTGACGCTCCAGCCTGACGAACAAAACGCTCCATCATCGACAGCTTATTCTCAGCATTGATAGCACGCTGCTCTTCACGGTTGGCACGGGTCAACTGTTCTTGGGCCTTGCGCTCTGCAGCTGCAGTCTTGTTCTTTTCACGGGCAATAGCGTTCTCATCCAACTGAGAGATACGATTTCTTAGTCGTACATTCTCCTCCTCGGTCTTTGCAGCAAGGGCTACTTTCTGTTTGGCATCGAGATACATCTGCTTACCCACGTTATTAATCCGCTTTTTATGGAGCTTGGAAACACTAAGCAACTGTTGTTGAAGAACAGTAACTATCTCTTTGGCCTTAGCATTACGCTCCTTCTGCCATTCTTCTCGTTTCAAGAGAGGAATAGGGGTACTGATTTCCTTGTTGATACGACGCAGTGCATCATCAACAAGATCCTGAACAGTCTTAACTTCATCAGAGCCTTTCATTGAAAAGGTCATTTCTGCAAATGGTACAGGATCAAGAGACTCTTCTGGTACACTGGTGGCAGAGAGTAAATCATCAATAGCCTTCTGGAGTTTGGTCAACTTATTACTATTCTCCTTGATGGTCTCAACAATCTGCTTCGACTCACTTTTCTTGCGTTCCGTATATTCAGCAATCTCTTTGGCACGTAAAGTTTCCTGCTCAGCCTTGAAGGTATGTGCATCGCGCCATTTCTTATCACTCTTCTTACCGCGCTCCATTTTGAGGGTATTAGCAAGCATGTCCTGAAGTTCCGACAAATCATGACGGTTTAGATTGATGCACTGACCAGTCTCATGGTTAGTCCAATCGAAAACATAGTGGGCATGATAGTTCCATAAAAAGATAGTTGTTCCTTCTTGGGAGTCGAGATACTTCCCTTGCTGATGATCCTTATCCGTCACCAGATGCTCATGTCCTTCATCAAGATGGGCATAGATGGCTTTTGTTTTAATACACCAACGCTGCTCAATCTGATCAGCGAGTGATTTCATCTGCTCCATTGTCGTAGCCTCCGTGATGACTGCAACACCTTCACGGAGAGGTTCAGCGTTCTTCGGCATCTTCTTGGGTTTCGACAAATCCTGCTCCCATACAGGAACAAGTTTTGGAAGTCCAGATATAGGGTCAACTATTGGGGCACCAGTCTTTTTGTCGTAAGCAGGCATTGTCAATTGTTTTCCATTTTCATCAAGCTTTGCCTTACGACAGAAGTGATGGTCGGAATAGCGTTCCTTAGCCTTACGAATCTCATCGGCAACAGACTTGAAGTCCTCAGCTTCCCAACTTTTGTTAAGGTGTGAATACTCTGAATGAACATGCTTCATCTCCTTCTCGCGTCTGTTGTGCTTCTCGGCACCATATTTTGCAGCGCATATATGTATAGATGTTTTCTTAACCATAATTGTATAAAATCAGAAATGATATAATTCAGTATTACAGTAATTCAGAAGATGCCTTGGCGGCAGTCTTTCTAACGAGAGAGTCCAGGGAGAACGTTTCTCCTTGGTCGGATTCTTAGGGCTGACTGTCCTAAGCGGGGGTCTGGGGAGGGTCACTCCAGCGGTAGGGCTCGAAGGGGAGAAGCCGCTCCCCTCGCGGTACTTAGGCAGAGCTTGAGCGGAGTCCAGAGAGGTCACTCTGGCACACAAGGGTTGACATAACCCTTAGTGTGCTACCTGATTCCCGTTGGAAACAGTCGGGCTGCGCACCGTAAGGCGCAGAACGGCTGTAATGACGGGATGAAGGTAGAAACCTCGCAACGCGGTAGACAATCGCAACTCTGTTGCGTCGGAAGGGGGTATAGGGGGCAGCATAGCCCCCATAACGACCAGTACCTTATTGATGTTGGCTTGCATTGGGCTGTGGTGTTCTGAACGATGGATTCCTGTAGGGAAGAATAAGCATCATCTCATTGAAGCGGTCGGCTATTCTGTCGCCATAAGTAGATCGAATCTGTGCTGGCGTCAGGTTGGTCGTGACCATCGTGAATAGCATTCTGCAATAGCGGTATGAAATGAGGTCAATCACGGGAGTGACACGGTTGCCATAGTTCATCAGCGTCGGTTCCTCTTCACCAAGGTCATCGATACCAAGCATATTGGCAATTTGAATTTGTCGGTATTCTTGAGAGTCAACTTTAACTTGGTTATAGATGAACTTAGCACTCTCGACTCTCATTCCCCATGTGTCAAAAGTGGTATTACCATTCAAGGGGATTTTGAGACTTTTTATGAGATTCTGCAAAGCATACATCATAGAGCTTTTACCATTACCTACACCGCCACACAGCAATATGCCAAATTTAGTAGTAGGCTCTGTGAACATTCTTGCAATCTGGACTATGTGACCTTGAAGTTCGTCACTATCGCCAAAAGTTCTGCCACGCTTCTCAACCTCAACTTGCAAAGCTGCCTCAATATACAGGGCTGCTTCCTCTGCTGACATGGGGAACTTAACAAACCCCATTGTAGTCTTCCGGCCGGTTAGCTGAAATTTCAGCAGAGCCAGCTTTTCCATAACACTTTGATTCTTTTCCATGATTCTTGTTTTTATGATTATAGTTAATCCAATTGAATGCATATTGGCGGCAATCCGTCTCTTCTTTTCCCTTACATCCCTTTTGCTCCAGCATATCAAAGAAATCTGTGAGTTCTTGGCTCAGTGCTTCTGCATTGAGATTTATCCCATTCTTGGCAAGTTGCGTTGACAAGTCCTGCTGCCAGGAATTATCATTCAGCAGTTTTGCCCTGAGTTCAGAAAGAGTCAACACAATATTTGAATTAGGCGAGGGAGAATTATCTTCTTTCACTTCTTCTTTATTATTTTCTTCTTTTATATTGGAATGGGGCAACAATTGAGACAACTTCGGAGGTAACGACTTGGACAACTCTGGTGTCAATGGTTGCGACAACGGAAGAGTTTGCGACTTTTCCTCATCAGTACTTGTGAGACAGAGTGTATACAAAGCAGGCTTGCCTTTGCCTTCTCCTTTCTTTCATTACGTTCTGCTTAGAAGTATTCAGCCGTGCCACCAGCATCTGGGTGCTGACCTTGAAAGGTGTCACCCAGTGCTGACGGTTGGCTTCATACAACAGGTAGAAGTAGAGGGCACTCTCACTCAGGGAGCACGGATCGTTTTCGTTCTCAAACCAAAAATGGTTCATGTAGTCATAGATACCCATCACTCACCAACTTTATATCCACTTTCTTTGACTAACTGTAATGCAAGGTCTGCATCCACAAGAATCTTACGCTGCACCTGAGTAATGGCATCATCGATAATACCACTATTCTTAATGCGTTGGGCTGTGGACTTACTGCATCCAAAAAGACTTGCAATACCATTGATTCCCTGCACATATTTCTTGTTGGAGGGCTGGTTATTGCCATCGACTGAGAGACTTTCCATAAGGACATGTTTTAGCATATACTCATGGTCTTTGCCCGTGAACTGCCAGAGTGGTTTCTCTAACAGTTCCTCATATTCTGGATCCTGCTCCTGATTTACGGTCTTAGTGATAAGGCTAAGGGCAGCAGGATTCAAATTGCGTCCTGTGGCAGCATTGCCAAGGAGCATTTTGCCAACAGCTTCATAGACAGAAGCATTTGACGCTTGTTGCTTCGAAAAATTCTTTTTATACATATTGGTATACTATTTTATTTTCATTTTTGCCAGACGGTATCACCGAGTGACGTTATCTACACACTTTTGCATCTGTTCGAACTGGAATGCGGTGGCAAAAGTACTTTTTTGAAAATAAATGAGGGGTTGTATATACCAATAGCAATTAAGCCAACCCTTTCTTAATGCTTATTAACACAAAAAACGGGTAAGACAGCTTCAAATAGCCTCTTACCCGTTCATTTCTGATTACTCAGTTGTAACTACTAATCCTGGTCAATCGCAGTAAATAGCGGTAGCCATTTCTTAATGACCTTGCGAGCCTTTTTCCATTTAATCGTATTGTACTCCTTGTACAACTTGTATTTCGTGTCGTCAAGGAGAATATTGGCATGTACCAACAGCTCAGAATACCTTGCCTGTGGTTTAGTCAGTCCCTTAATGTCTGCCAAAGGATAGGCTTCTACCAATGAACGATGGAAAGCCTCGTAATCTCTGCATGATATATGGCCAGAAACTATCAACGAGTAAAACAAGTAAGCCAAGGAAACTGTTTCCTGCTCTTCCTCCAAAAACTGCTCAATCAGTTGAGTCACGGCTTTCTTGTTCCCGATACACAGTTCTTCCAACGTTCTGAAATCGGCCTTTCTTCCACCTTTCCCCTTTGTCTTTGCGAGTGTAGAATCAATAATCTCTGCTGTTTCTTCATCTTCTTCCTGGCGTAGTTCTTTCCATTCTGCCTTAGAGTTGTAGCCATGAGAAACGCTCGAGCTGACGAAGCTCCTTGTCAGGTTGTCTGCCATCATCTGGAAATCATATCCCAAATTGGCATTGCTGATGATTTCCGTGAGCTTCTTCTGCATCTTCAATAGTCCTTTGTCGAAAATCATGAAATAGCTTACAGAATAAGCAAGGTTATAGTTTTGCTTACGCTTGTTTATCAGATTCTCTATCAGTTTTGGCACAGAAATCAGAGCGATAGACATTATTGTATAAACGAGTATTCTCAGAGTCTCTTCATCATTACCATCTTCTGTGAACATATTTACAATGTAATTTCTGGCCCTCTTGGGAATACCATCAAGAAACAAGTCAGACATCTTTTTCGAAAACAAGACTTCTCCAGAGTCCATTTTTTCAGGATTGCTGTTTGAGTGCAACTTTACTTCTCCTGTTGACAAATCGACTCCAAAGCAATTATCCCCTTCAAGGCATGTGTCCAAAACCGTTTCGTATTTGTCCAATAGACTTGGAGTTTGCATATCGTCTGTATTCGCAAAGAAGTAGCTCCATACCTCTTCTGTCTCTTTGGGAATATTGTCTGCAAACACTCTGAAAAGTTTTGAGGCAAAATCGATGTTCGTTATAGACATCTTTTCGAAGTTCCTTAGAAACTTCTGATATGTGCTGACGTTGTTGTTATGCCAGGAATTCACTTTCTCCCTTATAGAGAAATTAATCCTCTGATCAATTTTGTCGACCTTTGATAAATCGACGCTATATCCCTTTTTCATCTCTATGCTTTCTTTCTTGTCTTTTTTGCCAAGCGGACTTTCTCTGCTATGCGGTCTGCCTGTTCACTCACACCCACCTTGATATAGTTCTCAAACACTTTTTCGCTCTGGTGTCCGCTCATGGCCATCATCTCACGTGTATTAAAGATTCCTTGCTTGTAGAGGTTGGTTATACCGCTACGACGGGCAGTATGGGTGGAAATCAAGTCATACTTTGGCATAATGACCTCTCCATGACTATTACGCTCGAACAATGGAGATCCATTGTGTTCTTCTGCGTACTTTTTTAACTTGCCATATTGGCTCCGTTCACTATCATTCAACTTTGTGCCCTTTTCAACCTTCTTGCCCCATTTTACGAAGTTCTCTTCGCTCTGTTTTTGGCGCATATCAATCTGAGTGACATATTTTTCGGCAAGTGTAGCAACTGTTTCAGAAAGCCTTTTCAAAATATGCTTCAGATGATGATTCATCGTCCGTTTGTCAACGGTAGGGAAATGATAATGATACTTGTCGCAAATCTCAAATAAACGGTCATCAAGAATTGGCACCTCAATATATGTGCCAGTCTTTTGCTGGTAGAGGCTAATGACGGGAGTGCCATTCTCTGTCGTCTTGAAGTTTTCACGAGTGTAGAATCCGTAATCTGAGAAGCGTTGGCATGAAAAGTTTCCAAGCAAGAAAAGGTCACGCACTTTATCGTCAACACCATCAAGCGGCATTTCATAGAGTGCATCCAATTCTTCTTCTGTCAGGTATAACTCGGCCTTTTTCTCATTGTCCTTTACCACTCGTTCTTTCCATACTTTCAGGGACACGGCATTGCTGTTGATGCCTTCTTCGGCTGCAAGATTGCAAAGTTTCCTGAAACAAGTCACGTTTTTGGAAATGGTCTTGGGCATCATACCTTTCTTCTCCAAGAATGTGGAGAACTTATCTGCAAACGGCTTAGTGATATCATCAAAAGTCATATCTGCCGGGGTGTACTCACGAAGGTATCTGCCGAAACTTACCCATACCGTCACAGAAGAATCTTCATAATGTTCCCCATTATGATGAAGAATATCCTTGTTCCTGATGCCATTCAGAAAGTACTCATAGAACCCGATGATTGATTTCATGGCATGTTTCTTCTCTGCAAGTTTTTCTTCACGCTCCTGCCGTTTCCTATCTGCAATGTCCTTAAAGACAATCTTCTCGACTGCCGCATTCAAAATCATTGAGTTGATAGGGGAGTTGCCATCTTCAACGACATAATGCACTTCATCGATGTCTATTCCATTGACGATAGCATCATTGATGGATGCCTCTATCAGATCCAGCTTGTCTGATAATGCTTTTCCGTCCTCCGTCTGACGATAGCTCTCCCATATTTTAGGAGATTTGTTGACACGCTCCCATGTCTGGATATCCACTGGTACATTTGTACACACCAATGCTCTTATCTTGGGGGTACGCTTGCGTACTTCTATATATAAGTTCGCGCGACCCTTTGTTTCCTTTGTCCTAAGAAAGTATTTTTTAGCCATGTTTCCTGTGCTTATGATTATCGGTTGCAAAGGTACAAAATAATTTTGAATTGATGGAACATTGATGGAACATTTTTAATTCTTCGTGAATATTTATGAAACTCAAAAATTCTACAAATAATTTTATTGTTCTGATATTCAATATATTACAAGAACTTTACAGAATCACTAAAAATATATACGACGGTTCGAGTCCGTCCGGGCACCCAAGAAGAAAGAAATCCCAGTGTTTACGAACGCTGGGATTTCTGCTTAGAATACAAGCAATTACAACATACAAGTCTCATTTTTAGCTCGTTACGATGAAGATAAATTATTGTTTAACTCCGTGGCGAGTGAGACAGAATGGGACAGAAAAAGACGGAATGGGACAATTTTTGCTACCCAATTTTGCTACCCACATCTAATTTTTGCTACCCATTTTTGACAAAAACTTGGCAAGTTTACGTCAAAAAGCCTTCTCGCCATATTAAAAAAACTTAAAATTATGGCAAAGAAAAGTGCTGTGAAAGTAGTATGGGACAGAAAGAACCTCGCAGAGAAACGAGGGCATGGGTATGTTGAAATTTCAATCTACCTGGCAGCTGGTCAGCGGAAGTACCTGTCATTTGGTAGCGCAACCGCAATGGAATGGAAGCGTCTGGAGCATAGCAAAGAACTCAAGGCGCAGGTAAAGAAGTATGAGAATATCATCGAGGCTATGCGTACCCTTGGTGAGGAAATGACAATTGCGAATTTCGAAGCACACCTTGACCTTGCCGAGGTAGTCACGAAAAAGAAAGAAGAATCTGGTCAGCTCTACAATGGCTACGATTTGAACGACAGCTTTATCGACTACATGCGGGCGGCTATTGAAGATGAAAACATTGAGCCAAACACAAGGTCAAGGAAGTTCTATATGGTCGAAACGGTCGTTGCATCAGGTATCATCAAGACCTTTGCCGACATCACGGCAGCCAATTTAATTGCCTACGACAAGTGGCTGCACAAAGGCAACCGTACTGATGCAACCGTGTTCAGCTATCACAAGCGTCTGAAGTTCTATATCAACTTAGCTCGAATTGAAGGAAGGATCCCTTCAAATCCATATGAGTTGACTAACTTCAAACACGGCTGCTACAAAGAGCGCAAACCCCTTGTCGAGTCAGAACTGAAAGAACTGAGAGACATAAAGCTGGGACAACCACGTCTCGACAGAGTACGCGACCTGTTTATTTTCATGGCTTATACAGGACTGGCTCATTGTGACATGCAACTTTTCGAATTCGGTACCATGACTGAGAAAATTGGAAATCTGTACTACATCGACGGAAAACGTCTGAAGACTAAAACGACCTATTTCACCCCTATTCTCAGACCGGCTTTGGATGTTCTAAAGAAATACGACTTTCAACTTCCTAAAATCAGTAATCAGAAAATGAATGACTATCTGCACATCATTGAGGAGCGTATGAACCTGAATAAGCCGCTGACATGTCACATCGCTCGGCACTCATTCGCTACATTAGCTCTTGCTCATGGCATACCTATCGAGTCTGTAGCCAAGATGTTGGGACACACAAAGATTGCCACAACTCAAATCTATGCCAAGGTCCTTCGCTCTACACTAAAACAACAGTCTGAACAATTTGCTGCAACCATTATTTAGAGCATTTTGTAAAAGCTATAGAACTTTGTAAAATACCCCCTTCAATAACTGCGATTTTCCCGTACTTTCATGGAAGGTCGCAGTTATCTTTTCGCAGATGTACTTGCTCCCTTCGATATAGAAAAGTGCGTGAGGGTCTGGTATCTCATCCGAGAAGAACGAGAAGGTATATTTCTTCTTCGTGTCGATGGGATAAGTATATTTCAGTGGAATGCCGATGGGGTCATATTCATCTTGCAAGTTTATACGCAAGGAATACGGAGGGTATTTTGCCGTGAAGTCAGACCTCAGTTCCACCTTGTCAACAATGGGACGTGGCAGTTTTCCCGTCTGTCGGTTGTAACCGTCCCAAAACGCCACATAGATTTTATCGAAGTAGGCCTCGTCCTTCTGTTGTTCTCCCTTAGCTATAGCCTTTCCCGCATTTGTTTTCGGGAATGCTCCGTTGTTGTAGTCCGTATCATCGTAGTCGTTGCTTGCAGCACCTTCACCATAGGCACCACTTCTTGACCCTCCAAAACTTCCTGAAGAACTTCATGTACCCCCGTAAGAACGACCACCACTTGTAGAGCGTCCTCCCGTGACTATTCCTGTCACGTTCCCGTTCTCATCTGTTTCTTCGGCGTACACTGTTGCACTATCCATCTGCCCACATTCCAGAAATAGGCACTGCCCCAGTTCTTCGTCTGTGTCATCAATCCACGCCGGGACAATATTCAGTTCTACGTCATCGGCACTTTTATCTACGACCCGACGGCCAAACTGATTGACAGCTTCCAGACGGTTTGTGTACTCATAATACTTGAACGTCTCATCATAGTGGTAGATATACTGGCTGTGTATCAGTTCTGCCTTGTAGCACCACATGATAAAGTACATATCCTCCGACTTGCAGTAGAACAGCTTATGCCCGTCAGAGCCATTCGGATAGCCGCGAGTATAACTTGTGCGCTGTCCGTGCCCAGTAGTCCATGTCTGCACTCCGCACTTCTCCAATGTCTTGGCAAATGCCAGCAGTTCCGGCATTGTCTCAAACACCATTGCCTCGTCCTTATGTTCGCTGATATACCACTCACAACTCTTGTACGGCCACCAGCGGTTATCGTTGTCAGCATATGCCAGATTTCTGGCACCGATGTATTCAGGCTTGTTCTCCTCCGACACCTCGACCGTGTATTTGTTAATCACCTTGTCGATGTGTACTGGATGAGTGTTATAAGCCGTGACGTGCGAGAACTCAAACGAAATCGTCTTCGCCTTGTGGTTGATGGAGAATTCCCCTTCCATCAACTTCTCCAACTCCTCAAAAAACTCAGTAAGAGACCAATGCGGTAGCGCAACGGCAAAGTTATGTTTGTACCACGTCCACGGCAACGTATTGCATATCAACAAGTATTGCCACTTGCTGTTTTCTATGGATTGGAAGTTGCCTGTATAGCCAATCTTCTCACAAATCTTGTTCAAGATATACATCAGGAACGGCTGGAATGTGAGGTTATAATTATCGGATGACCACGCGAAGTTACCTTGTGCGTCTTTGGTCACCGAATTTTGGATGTTTCCGCTTGTATTGTTCACCCATGGTAGCGGCACCCAGTTCACATACGGGTAGCAGTTCCACCATGACGAATATATTTCATTGTGTGATGGTACCAGGTCACTTGGATAGCCCAGATTCATTTGGTTGATGTATATTTCATCAAACGTATCTGTAAAGTTCTGTTCGCTCCTACCCTCGAGGAACTGCGTTTTAACCTCTACATCGGAAATCTGAGTGATGACGATGGAGCCAGCCTTGTAAAACGCCTTGTCCCTTATCTCACAGTCGAAGGTGACTTTCGACTTCGCCACATCTTGCCTGTGTATATGTCCGAAGATGCGTATATTCTGCGGACAGTCCTTCAGCGGAAAAGAGATAGAAAGCGTATAACTGTCGCTTCCTGTAAACATCGAGTTCTCGCTGATATAATCAAACGAAGTATTTTTCTTCAATACGGCCAGTTGGCCATTGATAATAATTTCCATGTCCTTTGCTATTATGATGTTCTACGGCTCTTTGGTGTCTTATTGCGCATGAGCAAGTCATATTCATCCTGTGCCTGTTTTATTCCCCTGTCACCCGTAACGGTGTTGACAGTCACAAACGGCTCATTCAGTCGGTCTTTCAACTGTCGCATGATGGTGGTATATTCACGCATCATGCTTCCCGTTGCAATCTCTGTCTGTGCATCAGTCTGTGGCTGCTGCACAATGACTGTCGGCGTTGATGGGCCGGACTGTGCGTAAACGCTCGGAGCCACGATTGTTCTTGAAACATCGTCTGAGCGTAACGATCCTAATGTGTTCGTTCGCTGCGCATAGTCCAGTGCCTCAATCATCGGGCGGGCTACGGGCGATTGCAACAGTTTCTGGCTGGCCACCCATTCGCCTTTATGTACTACGCCAGCCACTTCAAACTTTCCACCTTCAGGCGTGAAGCCACCCTCGGCATATCCCTGTGCCTGTGAAGCCTCCTGCTGTTTCTTGATGGCGGCAACCTGAATCATTCCGGCTGCTACTGCCGTTGCAGCCGCTATAGGTGCCAGAATCCATCCCACCACGGGGACAGCCGCTGCGCTGCTATATGCGTTGATCGCTGATGTAGCCGTCTGTGCTATAGCCTGCATTACCTGCATGGCATACATCTTCTTATTGGCCTCATTCTTGACCTTTGCAATCTCCTTTTCCTTCTGCTTTTCCAGTTTCTTCACCTGATAATTATTACCCTCGGCATTGGATATTTCCGTCTTGTATCGCCTTTCGATGGCTGCTACCTGAATATCCGTCTCAGCCTGAATGAGTGAAGTAAGCTGCTGAAAGATGCTGCTCATGCCGGAACTGATAACTTCCAAGGAGCCAGTGACGGCCTTTCCCATGTCCGACTGCAGCCACTCCACTGTGCTGTCAGTCCATTCTTCGAGGAAGTTCTTGCTCTCGTCAATCTCGTCGATGCGGTATTGCTTCCGCAAGGCCTTCTGTGCCTTCAAGTAGACTTCTTCAATGCGCAATTTCTCCTTTGCATTGTCACCAGCCGCCTGAATCTCCAACTGATACACCTGTTTCAGCCCTTCAAGGTCGGCCAGATACTTGCTCATTCGCTCTCCGGCATTGTCACCAAAATACTGTTCCTTCAGTTTCTTCAACTGATCCTGGTGCTTCTTCTCAGCGGCTTCGGTCTCCTGCTGCCGCTTCTTCTGGTCAGCAATAAGTCTGTCCTGATAGGCTTTCTGTGCCTGAAGATACTCGTTAGTACCCTGCTTATAGAGGGAAACCATACGGCGAAGGTGGTTCAACTCCAACAACTCTAATGTTTGTTGGTAGGTCTCAGAATCCACCTCCCCGTCAATGTATCGTTGCTTCTGCAGGGCAACCGATTCATTGTACAGTTGGTTTTCCTGTTCGACGGTTCGCTTTTCCCCGTCCTCGGTCTGCTTCCGTTTGGCCTCGTAGAAAGCTGCCTGTGCTTCTAACCGTTCCTGCTCTGTCAGGTCCTGGCGGTCAAGAATCTTCTGCTGGTATTCCACTTCAATAGCAAGAATACGCTGCTGGTACTGCTCATAGTTCTTCTGCCCGGTAGCATATGCAATCCGATTAAGTGCTTCCTCCTGAGCCTTCCAGTCTTTCTCAGCCTTGAACTTGTCCCCTTTCTTGTCATCATCAGGTGGCGGCGTGGTTCCTCCACCACCTCCACCTCCGTCAGTTTTCTTGGTCATCTCTGCTGCTTCATCTGCCAGACGCTGGTTCTCAGCCGTCAGCGTGTCTATGATGTTGTTATACTGGGCAACGGCTGCATCAAGCTTCTTCTGCTGCGCCTTCCAAGCGCGATAGCCAGCCGGACTGACACTTGCAGACGCTATAGCCTCATTCTCAGTCATGTGGTTTACGTTCTCAGCAAACCAAGCATTGATAATGTTGTCAGGTGCATTGTTGAAGTGGTCATGCTGCTCCTTCTCGGCATCAGGCAGTTTATCCAGTGCGGCCTTAATCTTCGCTGAGTTCTTCAGCTGCTCCGTGTAGTTCTTCAGGATCTGCACGTTATGGCCGTAAAGTCTGCCCTCTTCCGAGATACTAGCATGGTAGTCAGGTACTATCTGCTGAAGTTCCTCGATAGCCTTTCTACGGTTGTTGACCGATACCGTCTCGTCCTCAATCGTCTTTTTCAGGCGTTCTATCCTTGTAATCTCATCGCGAGTGTTCCTGTCAGCCTCTTCCTCTATCTCTTTCAATCGCTTCTGAGCCAATGCAGCGTCGTTTGATGACTTGGCAAACTTTACATATAGCCCTATCAAGATGGTAGCTGCTGCAATCGCTGCACCCATCGGGTTCATCTTCAGAACTTTGTTGAAGTACGTCTGTGCTGCCGCTGCTGCCGTTATTTCACCGCGCAGCACCTTATGCTTCAGGATAGAAGCCGCCAGCACTGCATTCTCTACTGCAACAGCCGCTGCCTTCAGCTTTGCAACTGACACAAAGCGGAGTGACCAAAGATATTGCAGTTTTACCGCAGCCCAGTACCCAGCAATAAGAAGTCCACCATAGCCGACAGGACACGAAGCATCAGGGTCGTGGACGAAATGACATATCTCATCACGGGCTGCAGCTTCTCACCGAGTTCTACAGCCAGTTCCTTGACGCGCTTACGAGCCTTGTCAAGTCCTGCCTGAACAGTATTGTTCTGGACGTTATACTCTTCTGTCACTGAAGTAGCCTCCTTGAATGCCTTTGCAGCTTCCTCCTGTTCCCACTTAATCATGTCGAGGTTTCCGGCAAGAGCCGAAATCACTTGTGCTGCTCTTGCACCGTTCTCGCCCATGTCCTTGAACACAGGTGCCAGAACGTCGATGTTACCCAGTTCGTGCAACCTCTCCAAGAGCATCAGCAATCCCTCGTTGGTAGAGCGAGTGAGTGCTTCCTTGAACTTCTCGGCATTGATGCCAGTGGCCTTGATGACCTTGTCCTGTTGCTTGAACATATCCATAATGAGCTTAGAAACGGCGGTAGCCGACATTTCAACTGCCTGTCCCTGTGAGTCCAAGACGGCAGCGAAGCCCATTATCTGCGGGATGGTCATTTCTGCCTGTGCGCCAACGCCAGCCATTCTTTTTGCGAAGTTGGCCAGATAAGGAGCCGATGCCGTGCAGTTCTGCGACAATTCATTGATGACAGAGCCGACGGACAGCAAGGCTTTTTCAGTGCCTAAACGCTCTTCGTCACCGAAAATGGTAGTCAGTTTGGAAAGAGTCAGCGTTGCCCCGTCGCCCAATTCATCGAGGGCGACGTTTATCTGATCGGCAGCACGGACGAATCCCAGGATGTCCTCTTTAGAGGTCTTTCCGAGTCGTCCCGCTTCCTCTGCCAGCATATTCAGCTGCTCACGCGAAGAGCGGGTGTCCATACGCTTAAAGTCCTCATTCAAGTCCTCCACCTGTTCCTTCGTCATGCCTGTGTACTTGCGGACATTGGCCATCTCAGCGTCCATGTCCGCAAACGCCTTGACCGCAGAGCGTCCGGCCATGATAAGCCCGGTAATGGCGGCAACTATTCCCATGAGGGTTGTCTGCCATTCGTTCATTCTGCGGTTGAAGCGGTCCCAGAAGCCCTCTCCCTCTATCAGGTCGGCATTGACACGAGCAATCTCCGCTTTTACCCTCTTGATGGCCTCGGCCTGGTGGTTCCATTCCACCGTACCACGCTCAATGCTGTTAAGCTGCTGTTTCAGTGTCGTTAGTGTTTTCTGAAGTTCCTTCGGCGTAGCCTTGTCGAGGTTCTTCAGTACCCTTTCCACACCGACAGTTGCACTTTCTATCTGTGCTATCTGCCGGTTAGTCTGGCGCAATTCCTTCTGAAGCCTGGTCAGTTGCGCCTTGTTCCCTGTCTTGGCAGCGTCCTCGATGGCCTTTTCCAGTTCCACCGACTTCTTCTTCAGGCCGTCGAGCATATCCTGGGCCTGTTTGCCGTTCACTGTGAGGGTAACAGTTGCATTTGCGTTAATGGATGACATATAATCTGCGTTTGATGGTTAATGCCTCCAGACAAGACAACCGCATCCGTTTCTGTCCTGCCTGAGATTTGACTGGGCGAAGGTAGGCAGAAATAAACGGGTGCAAAAAGACGCATCAGGCAGCACCAGCACCCTGCAAATGGGTGTCGATTTAGTTAAAATCGAAAATAGTTAAGTTAATAACTATTATGGATGCTGATTACCAATGAATTAGGGGATTGTTAAGGGCACAGCCCTTAACCCGTCGGAGAAAAGACCCCCCACGCGCCCTGTCCTCGCTGCCCCCTTCCGACCCCTCAACCGAGCGGAATATGTAAACAGATGTTAAGAAATAGGCCATTTCAGTCTCGTTTGTTAAAAACAGCCTTTAGTCTCGCACTACCGCCAAAAGTCGTTAGTCTCACGAAAAACAGACTGCCCACTACAAACACCACGACCGAAAAAAGCCGAAAGTCTCACGATGCCGCAGACGCTCCCAAGGTCTCACCATATCACGCAAAGGCCGATAGTCTCACAATGCCGCAGACGTTCCCAAGGTCTCACCATATCACGCAAAGGCCGATAGTCTCACGATGTCGCAGACGTTCCCAAGGTCTCACTATATCACGCAAAGGCCGTTAGTCTCACGATGTCGCAGACGTTCCCAAAGTCTCACTATCTCCGCAAATGCCGATAGTCTCACAATACCGCAGACGTTCCCAAGGTCTCACTATCTTCGCAAAGGCCGATAGTCTCACGATGTTGCAGACGTTCCCAAGGTCTCACTATCTCACGCAAAAGCCGATGGTTTCACAATAATATATAAAGTACACACGACAGGAAAAGCCGATGGCCTCACGATGACAAAAGCCGCTTTCAGCCTCGAACAACTACGAAAATTTGCCCCTATGGTCTCACTATAGCCACGAAAGCCACACCACCACGAAAAGGCGAAAGGTTACGCTATGTCATAGAGCCGCCCCACGTATGCCACCCCCATTCGCCCGAATGGGCGGTAAAGAGCCACGGGTGCGCCGCACTACGGCTCACCTGTGTAATGACGCATCAAGACAGTCATACATCACTGGCGACAATCTATCTGATTGCCCCCAATGATGTATGTCTGTCTGCGTACCACTCTGCTTGCTTCAGCAAGTGTCAAAACTATGTTCGGTAAAGGGCCACTGGCACGACAAGAAATCCTTCCGGCTTGTCCGAGGGTTTCTTGTCGTACTTGTGGCAAAGGCGTTAAGACAATCATCTGCTACGACCGTAATCTATCTGATTTCAGTCATAGCAGATGTTTGTCAGCCCTCACTACTCGCTCAGCGAGTGATAAGAGCGCACTTGTGCGTAAACTGGCAGGTGTGGACTGGCGAATAGAAAATCTACAGCAAAGCGTGGATCACTGAGCCTTAGCGTGCCGTAGATTTTCTTTTAGACTGCCCACTTCTGCAATCAAAAACAGAGCGAATGTGGCTGCATATCTATGCTGCCTCTTTCGCGTGATGATGCCTTGGCATACCAGAAAGAAGCCTTTGGCTTGATAGAAAAGGCAAGTGCCGTGTGGCTGTAAGCCATTGCTTGTGTGTCCGTGGCGTGCTGAGACAACTTGTAGAGGGATGCGGGAGAAGTGCGTGGGTGCTGCGCGGCGAACAGCATAGCCGTTCCCTTGGACGATGGAGTGTGTATGACTTGGCATTCTTACTTCATCGAGGCCATGCCGTTCACCGCAAAAGTAGTGCCTATGCTCTTCGTAGCAGCCCGGGCAAGTGGCCAGCCGACACGGACACACAAACAAATCGTCAGCCGTGGCTGACGATTTAACGGTACGCAGGGGACTGGGGCGGGCAGAAAGATGGCCCTGGCCATAAGCATCAGTCGGCGTATAGCCGAAGTAGTCAGAAGAAAAGTCGGCTTCCCCCATTGTGAATCCGTCGGCCTTGGCCACGGTTTCACGATGGATAAAGAAGCCGAAGAAGCCAAAGATGGCCTTGCGCCATAAACACCGATGCCCGTCAAGGGCATAAGCATTTGTCGCTGGATAAGTGAAGAAGTCAGGAAAGAGGATGCCCACTCGGGGCATAAACACCAGGTCTGCGAGTAGCAGAAAACACCAGTCCGCTTGCGGAAGAAGTCAGAAATCGGCTGCAGAAGAAAAGAGACCGTCGGCCAACGTGCCACGGTCTCTTTTCTTCCATCAGCCGAAGTGTTTAAGAGCGGAGCTTATAGATTATCCAGATTGCCAGAGCAATCAGGAAGATATAGAAAAGATATTTTGGAGCGTTGCTTGGTGCGGATTTCCGCACGATGTCTTCTTCTTTCTGTGAGGACTGCGTGGCTTTTGCCTCGCTGTCCTCCGAAGAAGACTGGAGTTCGGATTTCTGGTCCGTGCTTGCGCCGACCTGTAATCCGTATATCTTCAGAGCCTGTGGCTGTTCGGTAGCGGGCTTCATGCCTGTGTGAGAATTGCCTTTGGCAGGAGGCCTGTCGCACTGGAAATGAGCGTCATCAAGAGCGTCTCTTGATGGTGCATTTCCGGAGTCGGCAGGCATAGAGAAGCTGCTGCCTGTAGGAAAGATTTCTCGCGGTGCGAGAATGATAACCATGCTGTCTACCGACAGTGTGAAGAACTTGCTGAAGGAGTCGATCATCAGAGAAGAGCAGAGACGGTCGGCACTCGTTGCCACCGTCTCGCTCTTCTCCGATGCCGACACCGTGTTTTTGGTGCTGCTGCACGAAAGCACTAAGAGCGATAGAAGTGCAAGAATTGATGATAAAAGGTACTTTTTCATGCTTAATCGGTATTAAAGATATAGTCATAATCAGCGTGGCAGTCAAACGACGGACACGATTTCTTGGCATAGAGGCAATGTGTCGGATAGTGCTTGCACTGGTGGCAGTCGTAAGAAGGATTTTTCTTCTTCAGGCTGCACACCAGTTCCCTATGTCCATACAATTTGGCCTTGGGGAACTGACTGTGCAGTTCCTTCAGCAGCTGAGCGAGGGAAGCCTTTTGCTCTGGTGTCCTTGTGTCCTTGGGTGCCTTGCCATCCTTGGCACACCCTCCGACATAGCACACACCTATGCTGTGTCGGTTGTGGCCACCATCAGCACAGTGGGCACCCGTCTGCTCGATGGGTCTGCCTTTATGGATGGAGCCATCAAGTTCTATCACATAGTGATATCCGATGTCACGCCAGTTATTAGGCGGCGACGTATGCCAGCGGCGAATATCCTCTGTCGTAAACGCCTTGCCCTCTGCAGTCGCGGAGCAGTGGCAGATGATTTCATCAATTCTCCGTGCCATGTTCACCTCCTTTTCCTCTGATTTGTTCGGTAACGAACTGTTTGATGCGATTTTCGCTCTCTCCGAGTTTTGTCTTGAAGTAGACGCTCACTCCGAAGATGGCCCCTGCGAAGGTCAGGCCCTGCGCCATGTACCAGAGCACACCGTCTGTGACGTCGCCCTTGGTGAAGAAAGAGATAAAGGACAGCACCACGCCCGACACCACCATCAGTGTAGCGGTCATGTACTGGATCCATTCTTTGCTGTTTGTAGTCATAATGTTTTGCGATTAAATCAGGAGCAAAGGTAGGCTGGCTTTTGGTCTCTCCAAAAGACAGGAGAAACAGTTAATGGTTGTAACGTCTGTAGTTGTCATCAAGTGACTTGGCAACGATGCCGACGAACTCGTTTCCGATGTTCTCGGCGAGGAAGTCGCGGATATTCATGACGGAAGCATAATACTTCCGGCTGAACCACTTTTTAGCGACACGTTTTTTTTCTCGGCAGATGTCACCGTGGTTTCCACGGGGTATCTCCTTTCCAGTGCCGAAGTCCTGCCAAAGACCATATTCGAGGAAGGCCTGTGACAGCCCTACCTTGATAAAGCGGCCATCGGCCCTGACAGGCAGCGACTTTGGCGAAGCCAGCAACCGACCTATGTCGATGACACCGAGTAGTGTCATCTGCTCACGCCAAATGCGAAGCATCGTGTCGTTGAAAGCATTGACGTATTTCTCGCGTTCAGCGAGAGCGTCCGGGTGCTGTTTCAGTATGTCATTATCATCGGCCATGAGCAAAGAACGGTGTTGAAGGGTCGTGTGGGATTATTCAGATTCCCACTCGTCCTGGTTAAACTGCAAATCGGTGTAGGTATCTACTGCGATTTGAAAGTAGGCACAGGCGCATCCCGAGAAGAAATAGCGGTCTATTTCTTGGAAGGAGATTCGCGGGTCGATATAGATGCAATGCTGCTGCAGCTTAGTTTGTTCCAGAATGAGGACAGTCATAAACTGCCTGAAGAGTTCGCGCATGGTTTCCATGCAGCGCTCTCTTGCGTTCATGTCATCTATGGCATGGCGCATTGCGAGGAACACCGTTTTCACGCGGCGCGTGTGCGGTGTGTTATTGATGTTCGTATAGCCGTCGGAAATATCTGAGGCGCAGACGAATGCCTTGCCTTGCTGAAGATGGGCGAGAGTTTCCTCGAAGCCATCCAGTCCGCTGACCTTACAAAAGCGAAATCCGTTTGCGGCAGCGAAACGGTTTCGCTTGGTCAGGTCAGAAAAGAATGCCGTGGCATTCCAACTAAAGTTTGAGTCCATGAGTGATAAGTTGTTGAGTTCATGAGTTTTTGAGTTTGCGAAAAAACGAGTTGTCACGGCTGCTTTGCCGCCTTGCGGTATTCCTCCACCTCCTTTGCCTTGGCATCCAACTCAGTGAGTGCCCGCCATGTATTCATTTTGCCGATAGCGGCCTCCTTGGTGATGTCGCCACCAGTCAAGGCACGAATCATAGAGTTGGTGCTATCGCGCAACATTCGGAAGAGGTCGGCTTGTTCGTCGCCGAGTGAGCCGCTGCCCTCTCCTGTTGGCGCGGGCTTATAGAAGTTTGAGAACATCTGCGCGAAATACTGTTTGAGCGAAGCCATCCAGTAGAAGATGCCGACGAGGTGCGCCTTGGTCGGTTTCACTTTGTCGCTTGCGTAGAGAACTTGAGCCATCTGCCGCAAAAGTTCCTCATTTTGCGTGTTGAGATAACCCTGAAAGAGGTTATCGACGTACAGATACTGCTCAAAGGGGACCTTCTCGAAGTCAGCGGCAATCGCCTTGTGCTTGCCTATGTGCGATATGCGTACAGGCATAGGTGAAAAGGCATCTAAGAAATCGAGGCATGAGGTGGCTTGCTGAACCTGCCTGACACTGAGTGTCACTTCTTTCACTCCCTTCATCTTCACGATGAAGCGTTTGTCAGGCAGTGAGGACAGCACCTTCAGCCGATTCCACTTTACGAGGCAGAGCGTCTTGACCTCTGCCGCCGACAAGTCTCTTGCGAACAGGTCATAGACCAAAAAGAGTTGCTTGTCGGTCAGTTCTTCCCACGACGTGGGTAGAGTGAGATTAAATGTTTGAGCATCCATAGGCGAAAAGATTTAGAACCAGTAGCCGCCAGACTTCTGCTTGTTGGTGAAGACGGCAGGCGTATATAATTGGGCGGTGGCCGACGAGTGCCAGGCAAGGAATATCTCGTCATGTTCCCGGATGATGTTCACCAAGTCGTAGAACGACTGTGGGTGAACCTGCATATCCGAGACAAGCATCATTTCTAATGACTGCAGGGAGCGGATGACCTGCTCTTCGAGCGGATGGCAAGTACGCATCTGGTCCATGACCTTGTTACGGAACACCTGCATCTGCTCCTGTGAGAAGTAAGTCTCAGCAAGGACGTTCTCAATCTTGATGAGACGGTCATGCAGGTGCTGGTACTCGTCCCAGATATGTTCGCGGATGGCCAGCCGACGACACAGCCCAAGGAACGGGAACATCGTACTGGAGAAATACTTGGCCTGCTGCGACACCTCCCACCCTTCGACAGAAGGGAGCCGTAGCAGCAGATGTTCGAGGTTACGGTCGCGCTCCGCTTCGAGCGAGTCCCGTAACCTCTCCACCCGTTCTCTGGATGCCGGAGCAATGTTCTGGTTAGATACGATACCGAAGCCGTTTGGTGTAAGCACCAGATCGAGCGAAGGTATTGCATTCATGAACGCGTGACTGGCAATGACCTTTTCGAGCGGCTTTCTCAAAGCCTCTATTGCAGCGGAGTCAGAAGCGGTCTCTGCCGCTTCTGGCGTAGCAGCAATAGTCTCGAAAAGGTCATCAGGAACAAAGTTCTGTATGGCCCATTCCTCGGAGGTTTCGAGGAATGGGGCCAGTTTTTCAAGCAGCGTGGCCTCGCCCTCGACGGTAGCGAGGACATGCGGAATAAGTCGGCGCAACTGAGCGTCAGAAGTGACTATCTTCATTCTTCATCAGATTTATTGGGTGTGACTAACTTAGCATCGCGGTTCTCGTCCAGCGTAGAAAGCATGATGAAGGGGCAGTCCGGCTTCACGCCCTGCCATCCGTTATACCTTATTATTATATAATGTACTGTGAACAGCAGATCGTGATACGGCTTCTGCAGGGCCTGAGCAATCGTGTATAACTCGCGCTTGTCGCTGCCCGAGTTATTCGATTGGCTTTTGCCCGGCACACTCCCAACGAGGTTGGAGTGTACGCGCATAGTGAAGCAGAACATGTTGACGGCCTCGATGATGTCCGTTGACCAGTCGCCACCCTCCTTGTCTGTTTCCACCTTGTTGATGACGACATCGTGCTGCTCGTCACCATTGGGGTTGACATAGAACGTAGAGAACAGCACCTTTCCGCTGTTTTCCATGCCAGTGAGGAAGTTGATGATACGCTCTTTCTCCTGGACGACGCGCTCCTGCTGCTTCTTGCGGTCGGTAATCGCTTCAGCCTTGAAGATGCCGTCCCAGAAGCGGTTGGCAATCTCAATGTGGTACTTGATGGGTGCTGAGTTCTTCAGCTTCGCTTCCTTGGCCATGCCGATAAGCGCCTTGATGTTGTACCACTTGCCTTTGAAGAGCGAGGCATAATAAGGGATGGGATAATATGTGCTGTCGGGAGTCGGCACACGGCTGACGATGGCAAACTTTCGTGTGTCCGTGCGCGGCTTCTTGCCCTTGGCCGCTTGCATCCTCTCTTTCAGATCTGCCCAGGGCGAGTGTTGGTCGAGCAGTTCAATCTTCTCCACCTCGTCGCGGTTAGAGATACACTTTCGCCAGTTGGCATAGAGAATGTACGGGATATGCCCGTCCTTCCCAGCCGGGGCAAAGCGGCAGTAGCAGGCCTCCTTACGGAGGATGCGCACGACCTTTGACCCGTCGCCATTGAGGATGATCACGCTGACGGCAAAGCCGAAGTGCTTGAAATCCTGACACACACCAAGGAAATACGATGCGAGGTCGTTGTCCATGAGAAAGTCCCTGACTTGCTCCTGGACCTGTGCGGTGGCCTCGGCACTGTCATATATCAGGCCGGAGCCATAGCAGACCTCGGCATTGAAGATCTGGCACGTTGAAAGCGTCTCGTCGCTTTCTATCAAGTCCAAGATTTTATAGGGCATGTCGTTGGCCGCTCCCCACGGCATATACTGCATGTCCTTGTCGATGGTGCGTGGCTGTGTGTCCTCCAGTTCCTTGAACACCTCTGAAGAATTGACCGTAAAGGCAGCACTTGCCTTCAGGTCGGGGATTGTCTCTACACTGTTGTAGTTGATGGCTGTTTCTTGCATAATATATAATAATGTGTGATTTCACATGAACACTTCCATTCCGTTTATCTGGAAAATGCAGCACTCTCGGCACTGCCTTATTTGGTTGCTGTCGAGCAGTTTCATCTTCCTGGTGCCTTTATAGTGTTCGTACTTGATGCTGATGCACCGTTTCCATTCCTGGACTTCACCCTTTGAAGTCCACAGTTTGATGTCCACAGGCTCTGGGCGGTTGAGCATCAAGCGGGCGGTCGAGATATGAATTGAGTTCATGAGTATAAAGATATAGAAGTTTGAGGTCATGCCCATTCTGAGCCTTTGGCATACTTCCATGAGAATTTTATGCGGGTCAGTTCCTTACTGGAGTCGGTTACCTCCGAAGTGATATCGCTGATAAGGAGTGTTTCTACTTGGTGTTCGCCTACATACTTGAATACCGATTTCGAGGTCAGCATCTGGCTCACCCATTTGGCTTCCTCGAATGTCAGCGGTGCGGTCTCTACTTCATGTATGACTTTCACCGTCTCATCATAGAACTGCGTTGTCCTTCCTGAAATCGCTTCGCTGCGGTCTATCTCCGTCTTGATGGTCGTTGAGCCATAGAGATAGAGTGTTTCCTGTTCCCCAAATGAATTGAGGAACAGGAACGTCTCTGTCGGTTTCTCGTCCGTAAAGAAGATATTGAATTGTCTGCCGCCGATATGGTATTCTACCCCACGAATAATTGAGTTTCCACTTATAGCGGTATCCACAATCGACTTGAAGTATTCATAATCCAGTTTGACTGAGACAATCTTTGCTGAGGTTGACTGAACCCGGCTCATAATATTATTGTACTGCAGTACGGTATCGGGGGCGTATGAAACGCTGTAGAAAATGGTCGCATAGTTATAACTATCTTCGTATGCCTTTGCATAGTTGCACAAGACAACGTGACCATCCTTTGGTATCAAAGCACTCTTTCTTGTTGTCAAGAACATGCTCTTTAGAACGGTTTCCGTATCATCACCAAACTTCAGGTCACTGTAGATTACCTTCACGTCCTGAACAGCAGAACTATTGCCGGATGACGGATCTGCCCATATTTCGAGGTTGGCTATATCCAGCCCTTGGTCGAGCATAGCCGCTTCCACGATGGAGCGCAAGTCTCTGAAGGCTATTACCGAGTTATACGGGTAATAGACCGACTTGAACACCTCGTCGCCGTCCACCTCTACGCGGATGGTGACGTTAGGCTGGTCTGTTCCGATGAAGACCGTCTCAGGCAACTGAGCGGTCAGGTAGATAGAATTGAATCCTGTTGTGATGTTTGTAGCCATTGCTGTGAACTTTTCGGCAAAGGTACAAAAGGGCGGTGGGTGGGGAAAAGACAAATAAAACTGCCGAAGCAGCGTTAGCCCCCTTACTGGAGGGCTAACACTTGTGCTTCTGCATTTTTCTTCGCCCGGGGCTTGCGC